CCTGCAGCATACCCCACCAAACGAGAGGCGATAATCCAGGGACCGTAACAATCACGGAAGGAGTGCAATACATAGGAGAGACCAAAACACCATCACGCCCGTGCGCTGGATGCTGGACTCCAGGATCAGAGACTCGCAACTGCATGGCCAGATGAATAGCCTGATTGACGCAACCAGTACCACGCACAATCGACGCGAACCAGCGCCAAAGATTAATAGAATCAACACTCATCTGATTTCCATTTATGGCAGCCTCTGGCTCCGGATCACCACTATCGGAGAAAGGCATCTTGAGTCCTGGTGGGACGAGGAAAGCAATAGCATTGCCAATGATAGGACTCCACCTATCAAAGACGGTATCAATATCTCCCACGCCTACAGCAGCCACCCATTTGTTGGCATCAGCAGTGAACCTGGCGTTTCCTGGTCCAGCAGGATTCGCTGGATTGATAGGCGCGATCCATGCTGGGCCCCAGTTGATCATCTGACCTAGACCACCCCTGACACCAATGCGAACATCATCGATATACGTAAGATAAAGTTGTACATCTAAGAGTGCTTCTGCCGCTCGCGGAACGCGGGGAGGGACAGGCGTTCCATTACCTGCCACATCTGTGACACCTGCCAGGATTGGAAGCGCAATCACGCCAACATGTCGCACACGATCATCGTCATCACCACCAAACCACACAGCACGCTGACTTCGAGCCTGAAGATCAAAAGGCGTCACTCCAGCTGAGCTGCCTCCCATGTTGTCATCTCCGTCAAAAGTGATGTCAATATCTTCGTAATCTGGAGCACCCCCAGCGTCTGCACCTGGGCGGATGATCAAGCCGCAAAGCAGTGGCGCCCGGTTGTTAGCATCATAAAAGGCAATAGATAGTCCTTGATCGCCTGCGTCGCGCACATGCTCCGTAGCACCACGACCATAGCCCAAGCAACTGGCCCACATGATTACCTTCCCAAGGGTCCAATCGTGATTGCCCAAGTCGGCCTGGAATATATTGGATTTGATGAAATCGGAACCAGACCATATGTCGATGGACTGTGTTGAGTTCCAACTACGTGCCCAGGGACAGTGCTTAATCTTGATAGTTCCAACCTGGGGGACGGTGTCCCATAAATCATCTCGTATTCTAGCACCTGAGGCGAAGTGGAGAGCCATGGCTCCTGGGGTCGCGGCGCCGGTGAGGGAAGGGGTGGTGGCACATGATCTGACTGCTGCAAGCGCTTTGGCAATGTAGGAATCGGCGGCGATGGCTCCCCAATTGCCAATGCTGCGTGTTGAGTCTGTGGCAGTGTGCTTTCGGACGAGAGCATCATCACGCGCTGCGTATTCAGCAATTCCATCAGAGACTCTCCCAGCAGTGGAGAGGATCGGACCGTTAGTATCGGTTGAAACCATGGGCCAAAGTAATGGTTTCGAGGATCCAGCATCGACTGCACGGAGAACATTAGCTGGGACGTCTTCGGTAGTGAAAGCCACACGATGAAAAGCTCGCGCGAGCGGTACGCCAATCCCAGGAACGCATGCTGATATAACGGTAGTTGTAACCGCTGCAGAGTCCACAGAAGACGAAAAATCTCCATCACGGTCTTTTGGAAGACTTGGATCGCTGTGTTCGTCCCGATGAGGAGTTGCGTCAATCGAGATTGGGATTCCCGCAGAAGCGGTAATACCGCTAGGGGACATGGCTGCGGCGACAGCCTGTTCCCTAGAATGTGTGGAGGTTTGGGTGTCTCCGCCACCATAATTTGTTGTATCGGTATCTATTACTATGACAATCAACGCTGAAGGGCGCTTTTTCAATCAACTCCACAGAGCGATCTAGATTGCTGCATCCGGCATAAGGAGCCATTGGGCCTACTCAAGACGGGGAGGGAGCGCCTCCCCTCAAGATATGAGCGAACCTGTCGCGCTTAGTAAGATCGGCATAACCCGCAAACCATAGCACCGCTCTGTGGCGAGCTTCAAATTGAGATGTGTCCCGACACACGATCTCGAATTCTTTTTAAAGAGGCCTTACCTCACGCAGCATTGCCAGTTGCCACTTGCCCATTCTGGGCCAATATTTGGTGTAACCAAAAACTAGTCATTTTTACCAGCGTTCATAAGCATTCAAGTCGGTCCCAGCGCCCCCAGTTTATCGTAGACGATCAAACCTTCACCTGCTTATTGCCAGCCCATTCCATGACTGGAATGTCTCTTCAGGCATATGTTAATGTGTCTTTGGTAACATTCAAACATATGCCCTGACGAAAAGCCCTTACTCAACCTGAGTGTTTTTGTCAAATGACGAGGGCTAGCATCTATTCACCAGAGTAACTTACTGGGAATTCTTTTGATCTAAATTTTAAAGCATTAGATCTCTTGACTGCACCTATGTCACACAGTCACAACACTATCTCTCAAAAGAATTAAAAGAAACAGTGTTCAGACTCATCTAGAATTGCGGGGTCAATTCTGTGAGAGTCTAATTGTTCTCAATCAGCGAGCAAAACTAGGAAAATAGGTCCTT